GGCACCGCCGCCCCCGATTTTCGTGCGTTTTTTTGCAATTCGAAATCCCGTTTTGGTTGGGATGAAGATGGGACGTTTAGACCGCCGGATGTCCAAAAAACCCGCCCTCCCAAAGATCGTTTTCGCTCGCGTCGCCGAGCTCGTTCCGAGCGAGGAGAATGCGAAAGTCCACCCGCCGCACCAGATCGCGGCGATCAAGAGCTCTATCCGGCAATTCGGCTGGACCATCCCGATCCTCGCGAACCTCGAGACGGGCCAGGTAGTGGCCGGCCACGGTCGACGAACATCGGCCATCGAGATTTACGAGGAGGGAGATCGCATCAAGCTCCATTCGGGCGGCGTGATCCCGGACAAGACCGTGCCCGTTATCGACGCGGCCGGGATGACTGATGATCAATTGCGCGCCTACATGCTCGCCGATAACCGGCTCGCCGAGATCGCCGAATGGGACGAGGAGCTTCTGCGCACCGAGCTTGTCTTTCTCGACGAGAGCACGGATATCGATATCGGAACACTCGGCTTCACGGAGGCGGACCTCTGCAAGCTGCTCGCCGGTGAAGAGCAGAGCGACGAGGACGGGCTCGCCGACCGTGAGTGGACTGGCATGCCGGAGTTCTCGCAGAAGGACAAGCGCGCCTTTCGCACGATCCCGGTTCACTTCAAGGATCAGGAAGCGGTCGACGCGTTCGCGAAGCTCATCAACCAGAAGATCACAGGGAAGACCCGCTTCGTCTGGTTTCCGGAAATCGATATCGAGCGCTATTCTGATAAGAGGTATGTCGGTGAACCCGCAGTTTCCGATCTACATTCCGACGAAGGGACGGCACAAGTTCATGGTGACGTCGCGCGCCCTAAGCGCGCTCGGCGTTCCACACAACCTCGTGGTCGAGCCGCATCAGGTCGATGACTACGTCGCCGCGGTTCGCGACATGGGGCTCTTGGCGACCGTCCTCGAGCTCGACCTCTCCTTCAAGGATCGTTACGAGGTCTGCGACGATCTCGGTTTGACGAAGAGTACGGGGCCTGGACCGGCGCGCAACTTCGCATGGGAGCATTCGATCTCTGCCGGCCATCCGTGGCATTGGGTAATCGACGACAACATCAAGGCGTTCTATCGCCTCAACCACAATCTGAAAGTCCCGGTCAGCGACGGAACGATCTTCCGCTGCATGGAAGACTTCGTACTCCGCTATCGCAACGTCGGCATGGCTGGACCGAACTACTTCATGTTCGCGAGCCGCAAATCGAAGATGCCTCCCTTCGTGGCGAACACGCGGATTTACTCGTGCAACCTGATCCGCACCGACGTCCCCAAACGGTGGCGCGGCCGCTATAACGAGGACACGATCCTCTCCCTCGACATGCTGAAAGCGGGCTGGTGTACGATCCAGTTCAACGCGTTCCTGCAAGAGAAGATGGAAACGCAGAAGCTCCCGGGCGGAAATACGGACGAGTTCTACCTCGCGGAAGGGAAGAAGCAGGCGGGACAGAAGTATGCCGACACGGGGACCGTAGCGAAGTCGAAGATGCTTTGCGCGGTTCACCCGGACGTCTCGGAACTCGTCTGGCGCTTCCGCCGCGTCCATCACCATGTGGACTATTCGCCCTTCAAGAGCCTGAAACTAGTCCGCCGCCCGGGCGTCGAGGTCCGCGACGAGGTCGACAACTACGGCATGGTGCTACAGCAGGTCGCCGCCGGTGGCGCCGCCCCTTGATTGAGGCCCGCCAATGGCGAAGAAAGAGGCCCCCGCCGGGACCATCGGAACAGAGCAAGCAGCGCGGCTGATCATGGTATCGGCCGAGCGGCTGCGCCAGCTTACGAAAGGCGGGTACATCACTCAGGAAGGGCGCGGGCGTTACAACCTTGTCGCCGTCGTTCAGGGCTATATCCGGTTTCTCAAGGACGAGGAACGTCGCTCGTCGAGGACGGCGGCCGATAGCCGAGTGCGCGACGCGCGCGCGGCCGAGATTGAACTTCGTATCGCCGAGAAGCGGCGCGAGTTGATCGAAGCAGAAGAGGCCGTCGCCGCGTGTGACAAGATCGTCGGTGTCGTCCGTACCGAGATTATTGGCCTCCCGGCGCGCGTCTCGCGCGACAAGAAAATCCGCCGTCAGGTCGAAGAACAAGTACATGGTAGCCTCTCGCGCATCGCAGGATCGCTTCGAGAAGTCGGCGATGCTCTTCGAGCGGGCCGCGATGTTCTTGGAACCGACGCCGAGGACGACGCCTGACGAGTGGGCTGCGGCCAATCGGGTATATCCGGAGACGGCCGGTATCCCAGGCCCTCGCGATCCGTGGCTCACCGGCTACAAGGTTCTCTTCGCGCGCATGGTCGCGGCGGGGGATCACCCTCGCGTCGTCGATGTCTCCGGCGCTCAGATGGGGAAGACCGACACGACGCTCGATATCATCGGGCATCGCCTCGACCAAAAGCCTGCGCCAATCCTTTACGTCGGCCCGTCCAAAGACTTCGTAAGTGATCAGTTCGAGCCGCGGCTAATGGCGCTTCTCGATGAAGCGCGCTCGCTGAAAAACAAGGTCATCCGCGGTCGGCGGATGAAGAAGACCTTGAAGTGGGTCGCAGGCGTCAAGGTCCGCCTGGGTTACGCCGGGTCGTCGACTTCGCTCAAATCGGACCCGGCCGGGCTCGCCATCATCGACGAGTACGACGAAATGGTCGCCAACATCAAAGGGCAGGGCGATCCTCTCGGTCTTGTCGAGGCGCGCGGCGAAACCTACAGCGACTTCGTGACAGCGATCACGTCGACGCCCTCGCGCGGCGTTGTTGAAACCTATATCGATCCGGAAAGCGGGCTCGAGTTTTTCAAGGTCGGCGAGGCCGACGAGATCGAAAGCCCGATCTGGCGCGTCTGGCAAGAGGGAACGCGTCACCACTTTGCGTGGCCCTGCCCGCAGTGCGGCGAGTTTTTCGTCCCGATGCGAAAGCATCTGAAATGGCCGAAGGGCTCTACGCCGACGGAAGCAAAGGAGAGCGCCTATATCGAGTGCCCGAGTTGTCACGGCGTTATCGAGGAGCACCATCGAGCGGAAATGCGCGCTCGCGGTCGGCATGTTGCGCCGGGCCAGAAGATTGTCGACGGCGAAGTAGTAGGCGACGATAACGGAAGCTCGACGTTCTCGATGTGGACGTCCGGACTGGTAACGCCATTCCGGACGATTGGGGAGCGCGCCGAAGCCTTGCTTCGCGCGACGATCTCCGGCGAGGACGACAAAATCCAGACCGTCGTGAACGCTGGCTTCGGAGAGCTCTACGCTGCCGGCGGCGGTGGGGACTTGCCAGAGTGGCGCGAGGTCTTGAAGCATGCGCTCCCCTACAAGTCGGGGACGGTCCCCCGCGACGCCGTTCGCATGGTGCTCGGCGTCGACGTCCAAAAGCGTTGCCTCTACTACGTTATACGCGCCTTCGGTGCGCGCGCGACGTCGTGGAAGATCGCGTCGGGCATTCTCTATGGCGAGACGGATCAAGATGAGGTCTGGGATGACCTTCGCGATCTGATCCTGACACCGGTCGACGGGCTCTATATCGAGAAGGCACTGATCGACAGCGGCTTCCGGCCCGATAAGCCGGAGGCGGGAAGCGAGCATCGGGTCTACGAGTTTTGTCGACAGATGTCGTGGATTGCTCAGCCGACTAAGGGTGTTGCGACAGCACAGCAGCCGTATCGAGTTTCGAAGGTCGAAGTGAAGCCTTCGGGGAAGAAGGCTTCCTATTCGATAAATCTTGTCCTCGTGAATACCGACTACTTCAAGTCGCTAGTTCACTCGCGCCTCATGATCCCGATGGGAAATCATGGCGCCTTCTATCTGCCGGAAGACGCATCGGAAGATTACGCACGTCAGCTTGTTTCGGAGGCGCGCGTCGTCACACGAGGATCAAGGCCGGAATGGGTTCTGAGATCGAAGCAGAACCATTTTCTCGACTGCGAAGCGCTCTGCGCGGTGGCCGGCCACGTCTTGAACGTCCAGCGCATACCGCCTGGGACCGCTCGCGATTGGGGCGGCGAGGAGCCGGAGAAGCCGAAAGACAAACCTCGGCAGAGAAACGACGACGAGCCAGACGACCCGGCGCCAAAACCGTCTGGACCGTCGAGCGGGAGCCTCCGCTCGCGTTTCAGTGGCCATTCGCGCCGTGTCATTCGCCAGTGAGGAAGCATGGGTTTTATCGATCGAGCAAGACAGGCGATCGGCGGAACGAAGCCGCCCGTCGACCTCGTAACGCCGCACTCGAGGCCCGTGGCTGCGTTCATGCGCGGCGGGCGGGCGGTTGCAGCGCTCGCCGGTTTCCGCCCGGCTCTTCGCGAGGCTCAGGAAGACGTCGGCTCGGCGTGGGATGACGCGGCCGCGCGGTCCATCGATCTGATCCAGAATAGCGGATGGATCGCTGGCGCCATCGACCAGGCGGTCGCCGACACGGTCGGGACCGGCCTTCGGCTTCGCTGTGCTCCCGAGAACGAGCTCTTCGGAACCTCCGAGGATGCTGCCTCGGATTGGGCGCGACACGTCGAGCAGCGGTTCGAGCTCTGGGCGAACCGCCCGCTCGAGTGTGACGTCGAAGGCCGTCGCACGTTTTGGCAGATGCAGGCAGCGGGTCTTCGCAGTTACTTCGGAACCGGAGAGACGCTCGCCGAGCTTGTCTGGCGAAAGCGCTCATTCAACACGTTCGGTACGAAGGTCCGTATGCTGCCGCCGACGCGGCTGCTTCGGAAGACCGACAAGTCGCGGCGGATCGTCCAAGGTATCCGCATGGACACCGACGGGCTCCCTATCGGCTATATCGCCGGGCGTGATGATCCTCTCCTCGGTCTTGTCGAAGTCGAGGCAACCGCGCGCGACGCCTTTGGCCGCCCGAACGTGATCCACGTCTTCGACGGTCTTCCGGGCCAGGTTCGCGGTATCAGCCCGCTCACCCCGGCGCTGATGGTTGCTCGGCAGTTCGACCAGCTTTCGGACGCCACGCTTACGAGCGCGCTCGTTCAGAACGTGTTTGCGGCTACGCTTACATCTGACGGGCCGACGGAAGAGATCGTCGAGGGCCTTCTCAGCCCGCAGGAACTCGCCCGTGCAAAGGCAGAGGGCGTTTCCGCGTTCGATGCGTGGGTCGAAGCCAGCGCTGGCTGGTACGACAACGTCGCTATCGATCTCGGTATCAAGGGGCGCCTTGCGCACCTCTTCCCGGGGCAGAAGCTCGAGTTCACGTCTCCGACGATCCCGACGGGCGCATACAAAGAGTTCTCGATGCATTTGCTTCGGGAGATCATGCGCTGTATCGGCGTCACCTTTGAGAGCGGCACCGGCGACTACACCGGCGCCACCTACTCGTCCGTGCGCATGGCGGTGAACTCGATTTTCGCCATCACGCTATATCGCCGGATGTTCATCGTCGCTCCATTCTGCCAGGCCGTTTACGAGGCGTGGCTCGAGGAGGAGATCGAGGCTGGGCGCATTACGTTCCCGGGCGGCATCGTCGGCTTCATGCAAAACCGCGCGGCCGCTTGCCGCGCCAACTGGCGGGGCGCGCCGAAGCCACAGGCGGACGATCTCAAGACGGCGAAGGCGCTCGAAATCTACGACCGCCTCGGCGTGGTAAGCGACGAAATGATCGCGAACGATCTCGGCGTCGACATCGAGGACGTATATGCGCAGCGCGCACGCGAGCAGCGGCGTCGCAAGCATTATGGCCTGCCTGAGAAGGTGCCGGCAGTCGCCGCACCGTCTGGTGCTGAGCCTGACGACGAGGAGGCGTAGAGGATGGCGGTAATCGACTATTCCGATCCCTGCGCCGTCCTCGAAAAACTGCGCCCGATCTACTACGCGCTCCTCAGTGGAGAGGCCACGGAGGAGTTCGAATTTGCATCCGGGAACGGGCAGCGGCGACGCGTCCGTTACACGGCTGCAAACCTGGGTGAGCTCAAGAAGGAGATCACCCGCCTCGAGGCGGCGTGCGCCAAGAAGCGTGGCGAACGACCGCGGCGCCACGCCATTGTACCGGGAGGGCAGAGACTATGATCGATATGCGCTTTCGATCGCGCCCTCTCCTGATCGAGCCGGGCCATCTGGACAGTTTTGTTCAGATGATCCCGAGTTCGAACCGATATATCGGCACGCGCCAGCGCAGCGAGGGCGGTCGCTGGGCTCTCAATCGAGAGCACAAGGGCGTCGCGATGATCACCATCGAGGGCGGGCTCTATAACCGCGGCCCAGGCATCGACAGCCCGTGGGGGTATGGAACCTACGAAGCCGTCGCTGCGCAGGTAATGGAGGCCGTCGGCGACGGCGAGGTCCACACGATCCTGCTTGATATCGACAGCCCCGGCGGTGAAGCGACCGGGATGTTCGGTATCGCGCAACTGATCCGTGAGGCCCGGGAGAAGAAGCCGGTTGTCGCGGTCATCAACGACATGGCTGCGAGCGCGGCTTACGGCATCGCGAGTGCGGCGACCGAGATCGTTGTGTCGCCGACGTCGATCATCGGATCGATCGGCGTCGTCATGCTGCACATCGACCAGTCGAAGGCGATGGCCGACGCCGGGCTCAAGCCCACCTTCATTTTTGCCGGTCGGCACAAGGTCGACGGCAACCCACTCGAGCCGCTTACGCGGGACGTCGAAGCCTCTCTGCAGCGCGACGTCGACACCTTCTATGCGCGGTTCCTCGAAACCGTCGCGGCCGGGCGGGGCTCTCGCTTCTCGGCCGAGGCGGCACGCGCAACGGAGGCGAAGACCTTTATCGGACAGGAGGCGGTGAACCTCGGCATGGCCGACCGCATCGCCACGTTCGATCAGGTTCTCGCTGAACTCACCAACGCCGATCCCGCAGCGGGCGGCAAATCGAAGGAGGTCAAATTGACCCAGACGACGACGACGCCCGCTCCGGCGGCTGAAACCGTGAACAAGGCCGACCACGACGCGGCCGTCGCGAAGGCATCGGCCGACGCGGCGAAGGCGGCGCAGGAGCGCATCCGGTCGATCATGACCCACGATGCGAAGGGGCGCACGGCCCTGGCCGAGCACTTCGCATACACTACCGATATGTCGGTCGAAGCGGCCGCGGCAGCGCTCGCCGTCGCCCCGAAGGAGGCCGAGACGACGACAACCACGGCGGCAGCGCCGAAAACCCCGACCGTCGAAAGTCGCTCGGAAGCTCAGGTCGAGATCGGTGCGGACGGCAAGCCGGTTGGCGGCAAGGCGATGCAGTCGGAAGTGGTCGACGGAATGTGGGCCAACGTCGTCAAGCGCGTGAACAGCGCGCAGCCGAAGCGCGCCTGAGCCTCGGTCTTCCACAAACCTCAACATCCCAATGGAGGGATACTAGATGCCCGTTTTCACTGAGGGCCGCCACGCGGCCGAGTTCGTGATGTCCGAAGCCGAGGCCGGATACTCGCGCGACAACATCGTTATCGCCTCCGGTCAGGGCAAGCTCGCGCCCGGCAGCGTGGTCGGCAAGATCACAAAGGGCGGTGAAGTCTCCGTGACGAAGACCGACGTCGGCGGCGGCAAGGGGGCGATTACCCTCGCCGCCCCGGCGTATGGTGCTGGTGTACAGGAAGGCCGCTACCGCGTGATCGTGGTCGAGGCCGCGACCAATGCCGGCCAGTTCATTATCGAGGGGCCGGACGGTGTGGTGGCTCTCTCCGGCACGATCGGAGTTGCGGTCGATGACGTGCTCAAGTTTACCTGGGCCGACGCGGCGACCGACGTCGAGGCTGGCGACATCGCCTATATCGACGTCGCAATCGCGGACCCGGCCGACGTCGGCAAGTATGCGTTCTCGCCGAATACAGGGTCGACTGGCGCCGAGGAAGCGTCGGCGGTGATCCTCTATGGCGTCGATGCGACCGACGTCGCCGTCAAGGTTCCGGCGCTCGTTCGGCACTCGTCGGTGAACGGCAACATCATCGCCTATCACTCGAGCGTCGACGACGACGCGAAGAAGGCGGCGAAGAACGCGCAGCTTAGAGCGGCCGGCATCGTCGTCCGCTAAGCGCGCACCAGCGCCGATACACGAGGCCCGCCATCCGGCGGGCCTTTTTCGTTTCCGCAGCCCGCCACCGAGCGGGCTTTTTTGTTGGGAAGACCCACATGCTCGATATCTTCAACAATGATGCCTTCTCGGTGACGCGGCTCACGACCGTCATCAACGAGATGACTTTCGTCCCGGGCCGCGTCGGCGAGCTCGGGCTTTTCACCCCGGAGAGCACCGACACGACCTCGATTGCCGTCGAGAAGAAGGGCGACATCCTCGTCCTCGTTCCCCCGACGCCTCGCGGCGGCCCTGGCGTTTCGGTCGACAAGGAAAAGCGCGACCTGCGCTCCCTGATCGTCCCTCACTTCGAGGTCAACGACGCCGTATATGCGGAAGAGGTGCAGAATGTCCGCGCGCTTGGCGACGAGCGCGCACTGCAGACCGTCATGCAGAAGGTCGCCCAGAGGCAGATGACGCACGTCAACAGCTTTGCCGCCACCGAGGAGCACGCTCGGATGGGTGCGGTGAAGGGCGTGGTCACGTATTCCGACGGGGCGACGCTCGATCTCTTCTCCGAGTTCGGCGTCTCTCAGGAGACCGAGATCGATTTCGACCTCGACAACGCGAACCCGGCTGCGGGCGTCTTCCGGAAGAAGTGCGCTGCTGTGACCCGCACCATGATGGCGGCTCTCGGCGGGCTTCCGTTTACTGGCATCCATGCTTTCTGTGGCGACAACTTCTTCGACGATGTGCTTGCGCACAAGGAAGTTCGCGCGACATACGAAGGCTGGGGCGAGGCGCGCATCCTGCGCGAGAGCTATATCGGCCCGAACCGCTCGAGCTACGGCATTTTCGAGTTCGGCGGCATTGTCTGGGAGAACTATCGCGGTTCGGTCGGCGCCACGTCGTTTATCGAAAGCGACAAGTGCCACCTGTTCCCGGTGGGCGTGCCCGGCCTGTTCAAGACGACCTATGCTCCGGCCGACTATGAGGACACGGTCAATACGATGGGCCAGCGCCTCTACTCGCGCCAGTATCCGATGGCGAATGGGAAGGGCCGCCACCTCGACGTGCAGATGAACGCGCTGCAGATTTGCACGCGTCCGAAGTCGCTCCTGAAAGGCAAGCGCACCTAAGCGCTGGCCTGATCGAAGGGAAAGAAGAAATGTCCTCGCCATTCAGCGAAATCGACGCGTCCTCGCAGGCGGTCATGATTTCGAAGTTTGGCGAGGACATCCGCATTACGCCGCGGCTCGTTGGAAACTACTCGGTCGCGACCGATCCTGGCCGTGCTACAAAGACGGTCAAGGGCATCCCGTCGTTTCTTCCCGGCGCCGCCGATATGAAAGGCCAGCGCGCGGGTGGTGATCTCGTCGGGGCGTCCCGTATACAGATTTCCGAGGCCGAGGTCTGGCTTGATGCAGCGGGGGTTGCATCGCTGGGCTACGAGCTTCGAAAGGGCGATCTTGTGGAGCTTCTCGACAAGCCCGGGTCGCCCACCTTTTCGATAGCCAGAGCGGACGACCACGGCGACGGCGCTCTGACGCTTATCCTTACGCTCGAGGCGCAACCGTCATGATCTCGGCTCTCGCTCTTCGGACATGCGCGCTGCGCGCGCTGCAGGGGAATACCCTCGTCGGGGATGCGGTCAGCGATAGCACGATCACGCCGATAGACGAGGCCCTAAAGGCGTCTTCTTCGCCGTTCATCGTCGTCTCGACCGAGGATATGGAGAAGAGCGTTCAAGGTCGCAGTGTTGGCTCTGGGGCCGGAAAGATTGACCTCGTCCTCGAAATCGGGGTTGCGCACTTTCTCAAAGTGCCGGCCACCAACGATGCGGAAGAGAGCATCCAGGTTGTCATTCCGCAGACAGATGCGGGGGTGGAAATTTCGCTCGACCTGATCGAGCGCCAAGCGCTACGTGCGCTCGAGATCGGCGGCGGGGCGTGGGGCGACTTGTTCCGCGATCTCTGTCCGGAGTATGGCCGTCTGGTATCGCGTCGCGGCGCTGGCGCCGACAAAGGCGTGAAGTTCGCGGCCAGGCAAATCGTGATCGAGTGCCGTCCGATTTTCGAGCCAGCATTCGGGGTCGTTCCGGAGGATGGCGGTATCTACGCGCGCTGGCTCGATGCTCTCGGAGAGGATGCCGAGTTTGCGCCGCTCGTTCCGGCAATCCGCGCGACGATCATTGGGGATGTAATCCCTGACTGGCGCGCGCTTGGGACGATTGTCGGCCTGACGCTCGCAGAACAGAACGCGTTGCGCCTTGGCCCCTTCATCATCCCCGGCGAGGAGCCTGCGGAGTTGAACAAGATCGATGTGCAGCCGGACGGCTACTCGATCGAGGAGTGACGATGGATCAGATCGTTCGCCTTGCGCAGCGTGTCGCCGAGGTCGAGCGCCGCCTCGCTGGCATGGTCCGTCATGGGAAGGTCCACAGCGTCGATGCCGCTGCCGGCACGATACGGCTTCGCATCGGCGGGACCGATGCCAAGCCGTTCCTGAGCCCTTCGGTTCCATACGCGCAAATTGCTGGTGGGCTAAAAGCTCACACGCCCCCGACGGTCGGCCAGCAAATGACGCTGATCTGCCCGGACGGAAACGTGCGGATGGGCGTCGCGCTACCGATGACGTGGAGCAACGCGAACGCCTCACCCAGCGCCAGCGGAGAGGAAAACGTCGTCACCTTCGGAAGCATGCGCATTGAGCTTCGTGGTGATGAAATCGTGATCTCAGGGCCGAAGGTTCGGATCGACGCCGATATCGAGGCGAACGGATCGACGATCCGGCACAACGGCAAGGAAATCGGATCGACGCACAAGCATGGCGGCGTCGTACCGGGCGGCGGGCAGAGCGACGTGCCTGTCTAGGAGCCTCAGCATCACCAGAGAAGGAGCTTTTTGATGGACCTCGAAACGATGATCCGCGCCCAGGCGGGCGGGAAATCGCCCGCGCGCGCTCATATAATCCTGCGAAACGGCGGTGGCGTGAACATCGTCGTCCCCGGCGAGACGCAGTCGCTTGTGATCACCGTCAACGGCGACGCGGTAGGCGTGAATGGTGCGCCTGCGGCGCCCGCAACCGAAGCGGGAGAAGAGCCAGTCGCCGATGCAAGCGAGCAGACGAAGGAGACGGAAGCTGCGGAAGCATCGTCTTCGACCGAGCCCGCGCCTGCGGCGCCCGTCTCCGACGAAAACAAGTCCGAGACTGCCGGCGAGACGAAGGCCGAAGAGCAGAAACCGAGCGGAAGGGGCGGCCGCAGCCGCTAAATGACCAATGGCCGTCGACCTCACCAGCCCCAGCATAGGCATCAACCGGGAAACCGGGCGCGTGCTTACCGGGTGGGAGCATGTCCTCCAAAGTATTCAGGACATCATCACCACCCGCTTTGGCGAACGCACGATGCGGGAATGGTACGGGTCGACGGTGCCGTCGATCCTCGGCAAGAACATCACGGCCGCCACGATTACGACCTTCATGGCGGCGTTCGCCGCCGCGGTCGAGCAATACGAGCCACGCGTTAGGGTGGTCAACTTCTCGACTATCGATCTCGGCCGGGACGGCCGGGTGGTCATGCAGATGGAAGTGAATTACCGGCCCCGCGCGACGCTCGGGGATTTCACCGTCGAGGGCGCGCGCAAGGTAACGATTGCCGCGGCCCAGGACGGCCGGACAACGGTCGAGAGCAGCGCATGACGATCCTGAGCACCAGTATCGACCTCTCGCGGCTTCCGGCCCCGGACGTCGTCGAAACACTGTCATTTGAGACGATCCTGAAAGAAATGCGCGACGACCTAGTCGCGCGCTACCCGTCGATTTCCGGCGTGATCGACCTCGAGAGCGAGCCCGCCCGCAAGCTGCTCGAGGTTGCGGCGTACCGGGAGGTCGGTATCCGCGCGCGCGTAAACGACGCGGCTCGTTCGGTCCTCCTGCCATTCGCAACCGGTGGCGATCTCGACCAGATCGCAGCCGGGTACGGCGTTCTGCGTCTTGTGGTTTCGGCTGGGATCAATGGCGAGGCGGACGTTCTCGAAAGCAACGAGCGCCTGCGGCGTCGCGTTCAACTCGCACACGAGGCGCGCAGCGTCGCCGGACCATCCGGAGCCTATGTGTTCCATGCGCTTTCCGCCGTCCCGACCCTGCGCGATGCCTTCGCGGCGTCCCCGGAGGGCGGCCACGTTCGTGTCGTCCTGATGGCCGACGGGGAAGACCCCGTCCCGACGGACGAGGACGTGAACTCGGTACGCGACGCACTCTCCCCGGAGACGGTTCGCCCACTTACCGACGTCGTGACGGTCGCAAAGGTGCAGCCGGTCGACGTCGAGATCGTGGCGTCCCTGACGCTCTATCCCGGGCCGGACGCATCCCTTGTGATCGACGACGCTATTTCGCAGGTCGAGAAGCACGTCGAGCGCATCCGATACATCGGCTTCGACCTTCTGCGCACAGCAATCTTTGGACGCCTTCACGTCGACGGCGTCCATTCTGTTCAGCTTTCGAGCCCCGCCGCTGATGTCGTCGTCGACGGCGACCACTGCGTTCGTGTGACGAGCATCGTCATTACAGCGGCCACCGGACGAGACGAATGACCAACAGCCTCCTCCCAACGAACGCGACCGATTTCGAGCTCGCGCTCGAGGAGGCTACTGCGCGGATCGGTTCTGTCCCGGTGCCGGTTCGCGACGCAAAGTATGCGGACACGACCCCGGCCGCTGCGGTTGCGTTCCTGGGGTGGGAGCTTGGCGTCGACGTCTGGTATCGCGACTGGCCGGAGACGCAGAAGCGGCTCGCCGTCCGGCGTGCGCTCGCGATGCACCCGAAGAAAGGGACGCTGCCGGCACTCCGCGAGCATCTGGACCTCGTTGGCGCCTCTGTGTATTCCTACGTCCTCCCGCCCCAGAAGATTTACTCTGGCGCGACGTTGACCAGGGATGAGCGCGAGGCGTGGCTTGCCGGGCTACCGCAGGTCCGGACGTGGCGCTTCAATGAGCGGGGGGCGGCCGGATATGGCGTCTTCCTCGGCGGCTATTTGCTTGCCGCCCATATGCGGACACGCTTTTTTGTACCGAGCGCAGCGCCAGAAAGACTTCGGCGACGTGCGCGCTGGGTTGTCGGCGGCGTTGAGACCGATGTAAAGGTGACGCAGTTCGAGAGCTACTTCCGCGTTCATCTGCCTGGCAATATCGGACGGTCGATCTACTCCGGCTGCATCACTGCAGGGCGGTTCTTTGTCCCGCTCGGTGCGAGTGATCGCATCGTGACAATCGCGCCGACGCCAGTCTCGCCGTGGCGGTCCTTTGTCGGCCCCCGCCTCGATGCGGTAACGAGCGAGCCGGAGCTTGTCACCGTGCGCGGAACGGAAGGTCTTGCGGTCTTCTGCGGACGTCATGTCCGCGGGCGTTTTTTCCTTCCAAGCACGGCGAATTATCGCGTCTACGAGCGATATGCAACGTCCAGCGGAGCGAGCCAGCGCGCGCGCAGCCTCCGCCCGACGGTCCAGTTTATGGGCGTTGGCCGGTATGGAATGCCGCGGAGCACTGCGGAAATCTCTGTGCGAGTGCGCGGGAAGCGCCCGCGCTGGGCGGCGGGCGAAGGCAATACGGCGCCGGGAAGGATGTTCTGGCGCCCGCGCGATACCAAGTCTATCGACCGCGTCCTAGACGCCATGCGTGCAGCAAAGCGCCTGTCTGACCGGATCAAGGTCAGCACGCGCACAAGCAATTCGTTCATCGCGGGCCAGCCTCACTTTGCAGGCGACCGCATTACCACCTAGAGAGAGGACCCCGATGGAGCGCCAGATAATTTTCCGCGACTATCAGGAGCAGACTGCGGGAGACCACAACAACCTGCAGGGCTTCGTCCGCGAGAGCATCGATCATCTCGTCAAGGATGCGGTGTCCAGCGGACGGCAGTATAGCGGCTTCTTGGTCACAAAGACCGGGCAGGCGGAAGTAAGTGTCTCTGCCGGCCAGATGTACGATCAGGGCGTCGTCGCCGCTCGTCGCACGTCCTTCTCCCAGCCGATGTCGTCGCACCTCGCCGTGGTGTCGAAGAAGATCGTGACGGTGTCGGTCTTCGCGCAGGAGAACGAGGAGGATGTCCAGAGCCGCGACTATCTTGTCGACGTGGACACCGGCGAGACCGAGCCTCGTTCCGTTTCTATGACGCGGTCCCGTGACGCGGTTCTGGCGTTTACGTCCGGTGCCGAGGCGGCTGATCCGCAGGCGCCCGCGATCCCCGCGACCCATGTCGCGGTGGCGAATATCCTCGTCGATACGACCCAGGTCGTAAGCGTTACCATGCTCGATATCTCGCGCGTGAAATCGCTTTCGGAGCACGAGCAGCGCCTTCTCCAACAGGAGGAGTTCAAAGACGCAATCGAGCCTCGCGTTTCATCGCTTGCGTCGGATATCTCGGCTCTGGCCGGTGAGGTCGCGCGCCGCGGCAGCGAGCGCGACGTGTCGAGCGTTCTTGTCGATCTCGCGCGGATCAAGGCTCAGCTTGAGCTTCCCGCGGGCGTTTCGGACTACGGTGCCGATCGCTTCCTCGACGAGGGGGAGAGCGACACGGCGGACGCCTCCGGCCTCGGCTATGACGCCAAGATCGAGGAGGGTATTCGCTTTTCGGATGCGAATGCGGCAGTTGCCGAGATCGACCTTTTCTCGGCCAACGATCCGAATGCGTCGCTCGTCTCCGGAATGTTGCTTCCGAAGTTCACAAGCGTGAAGAAGCTCTCTACGGGGGACTTCAAGGACGATATCGGTATTGCGCAGTATGGATTTCAGACCAACGCGTTGGTCCAGAAGACCATCACGCGCCAGCGCGTGCGCTATGGATCGGTCTACTACCCGACCACAAGCCATGTGTGGTGGCGTGGCGCGAAGGGGCGCTTCGGCGGCCGCATCATCAACCCGATCATCGGCATCTTCCAGAAGGCCGGGGAGACGTTCGCGGACATCGTCTACAAAGGCGGCTATTTCTACCGCCGCGAAGAGCGCGTCTTCATCGACACCTACGAGGAGCCCTATTGGGATTATGCGACCGTCGATCACTCGATTGAAGGTGCGCAGGTCGGTCAGACCTTCCTGATCTCCAATGATACGTGGGCGACACAGCTTGGCTTCTACGTCACGACGAAGGCCGCGAACGAAGATATCTGGGTTTCCCTCTGCGAGGTAACGAACGGCCAGCCCGATCTTTCGAAGGCGGTGCTGGTCCAGTCCTACCCGCACGCCTCTATCGCTATCGGCTGGAACCGCATGACGATCCAGCCGACGTTCTTGAAGGCCGGCACGCGCTACGCGCTCGTCTTCATGACGAACGCGAACCATCGCTTCGGCATGGCGGACGGACAGGGGTATCTGGACGGCACGTTCTTCTACTCGACGGACAGCGCTTACTTCCTCGGCGACCTCACCCGCGACCTCATGATTGAGGTCTGGGGAGCGAGGTTCGACGCGGCTCAGGTGACCATCGAGTTCGAAGCGCTCAACCTCGACGGCGGTATTCGCGCCATCGATGTCCTCTGCGGCTCCGTTATCCCGCAGAGCACGCAGGTGATCTGGGAAATACAGCCGAACGGGTCGGGTGCGTGGATCGCGCTCGACGACGTCAATACGACGGCGCTGAATACGTCGCCGCCGCTG